CAAGAAGTTTGAAGGCTGCAAGTTAAAAGCTTACAAGTGTCCAGCAGACGTTTGGACCATTGGCTATGGCCATACGAGCGCCGCTGGTGAGCCAGACGTTACAGAGGGCTTGGTTATTACCCAAGCAGAAGCTGAAGCCATTTTAAAGCGGGATTTGGTCAAATACGAAAATCCTGTAGCCAGCTTGGTTAAAGTAACTTTGACCCAACATCAATTTGATGTGCTTGTAGACTTTGCCTACAACGCTGGTGTCGGTAATCTAAAGACCTCCACTTTGCTCAAAAAAGTCAACGCAAGTGACTTTGATGCTGTTCCCACAGAGCTGATGAAATGGACTAAAGGCGGCGGCAAGGTACTTCCCGGTCTGGTTCGTAGACGGCAGGCAGAAAGTGCTTGGTGGGTAGAGGGCGACAAAAGTCAAATTGTTGAGAAATCCGCCCCAGAAAGCGCCCCTATTTCCTATGAGACAGAACAAAGATCAGACCCAGATCCCGTTCCAGTCAAGACTATGGCGGAAAGCAAACAAGGTAATGCGGCCATCGTGGCTGGCGCTTTAGGCTCTGTAGGCGCAGCCAAAGAAGTTGTGGCGCAGGTTCAAGATGCCAATGACCTTTTCTCAACTGTCATGGGCATGTTCCAAAACACAAACTTCCTTATCATGATTGCTATTGTCGGCATCGGCGGCGCTATTTGGTATTGGCGTAAACAGCACATGGAGGAACACGGTGTTTAGTTTGCTCTTCAGCCCTATTGGGCGGTATGTGGCTATAGGCGCTTTGGTGCTTATGGCTTTGGGTGGCATTTATGCTAAAATTCGGGCCGATGCGGTGGCTGAGATCGAGGCTGCCGCAACTGCCGATGCAATTAGGAGAATGGGCGATGCGATACGTTCTGGCGATGCTGTTGATGTCTCCCCTGATGGCCTGCTCAAGTCTGACGGCCACAAGCGTGACTAACGGCTCGGCCTGCCAAGTCTGGCGGGATATCTCTTGGTCATCCAAAGATACTCCCCAAACTATTACTGAGGTAAAGGTGAATAATGCCCGCCGTGAGGGGTGGTGCACCCATTAAAAATAGGCTAAACTGCTGGCGTGGCAGGTAAATATGACAACAGGTCTTAGCTATAACGGAACTGTTTCCGGAACCATGAGCTACATTCAGCAGGTAGCAGAAATGGCGGTTGTCGAACAGACGGACCCCAATTATCTTGCTATTTTGCCGATGATGATCACGTATGCCGAAAACCGGATGTACCGTGATATTGACTTTCTGTTCACCTCTACTTCCGTGACTGGCTATGCCGTAGTCCCTGGAAGTCGCTCAATAATTGTTCCACAAGGAACATTTGTTGTTACAGAACAGGTCAACATCATAACCCCATCAGGAACTTTGAATCCAGACCAAGGCACACGCAATCCATGCGTGCCTGTAACAAAAGAATTTCTCGATGCGTCTTATGGATCAGCCTCATATACTGGCGTTCCTGCATATTACGCACCCTTCAATGACAATCTTTACTATGTAGGCCCATTCCCAGATCAAACTTATTACGTTGAAATTGTTGGTACTTATAGACCTGCAAGTTTGTCTGCTACCAACACAACTACTTTCATCAGCCTCTATTTGCCTGATGTGTTTATCATGGCGAGCATGGTTTATATTTCGGCTTATCAGCGCAACTTTGGCCGTCAAAGCGATGATCCGCAAATGGCTCAATCGTATGAAGCGCAATATAACGCGCTGCTTAAAGGCGCCGTTGTTGAAGAGGCAAGAAAGAAGTACGAATCAAGCGGGTGGACATCGCAATCACCTGCTGTTGTTGCTTCTCCGACAAGGGGTTAATCCATGCCCCATGCAGCATTAAAACTGATCCCAGGCGTAGATGAAAACAGAACTCCGGCCTTAAACGAAGCCGCTATATCATACAGCAACCTTATCCGGTTTGTGCCTGATCGCCAGGGGCTTGGCTTGGTGCAAAAACTGGGTGGTTGGACAACATATTATCCAAATTCAATAGGCTCAATAGTTCGTTGTTTGTGGGCTTGGGAAGACACTAATGCCCATTCATATCTTGCTGTTGGTGCAGAAGCATCTTTATCTTACATAACAAGCGGCGAACAATATACGATTACGCCACGCACACTTACGACAAATCCGGCTGTTAGCCTTAGCACTGTATCAGGCAGCAGCACTGTTACCATTACTGACACAGGCAGTAGCATAACTAGCTATGATAGTGTTTACGTTGAAACGCCTATTGCCGTTGGTGGCCTTGTAATATCTGGTCTTTACCAATGCTCAAACCCGACTTTGGCTGCAAATAATTATAAAATAACAGCCGTTGACGCCCTTGGCGTTCCTATCAATGCTACTTCAACAGTAACAAATGGCGGAACTATAGTTTCATTTAGCACAACCAACGGAAGCGCTGTTGTTACTGTGACTCTAACCAATCATGGTTACAGCCAATATCAAAACTTTGCTGTGCTTGTCTCGACAACATTAGGCGGCGTAACTCTTTATGGTAATTATCAAATCACATCCATCATAGACGCCAATAATTTTACTATTATAGCTGACAATACAGCATCATCGACAGTTACAAACCAAGCGATAAACGGCGGTAACGCCAGATACGTTTATTATATTGGTATTGGACCTCTCCCGCTTGGCACTGGATATGGTATTGGCGGTTACGGTCGTGGCGGCTATGGAACTGGAACCGTTAATCCATCGAACGGTACTGCTATTACAGCAACGGATTGGACGCTTGATAATTGGGGTGAAACACTTATTTCATGCCCTCTAAATGGCGGTATTTATGAATGGTCGCCGTTAACCGGCTATTCTGTATCTTCTCTTATTCCAAATTCTCCAATTGTGAACGCTGGCGTTGTTGTTGCAATGCCGCAACGGCAATTGATTGTTTGGGGCTCTACGTTTACCGGCGTTCAAGATCCTCTGCTTATTCGCTGGTGTGATGTTAATGATTACACAGTTTGGCTTGGCACTGTAACAAATCAGGCTGGTTCTTATCGAATCCCAAAAGGATCGCGGATTGTTTCATCTATCCAAGCGGCACAACAGACATTGATCTGGACCGATCTTGGCCTTTGGGCCATGCAGTATGTTGGCTTGCCTTATGTGTATCAATTCAACGAAATTGGTACTGGGTGCGGTCTTATTGGCCGCAAAGCCGCTGCTTCAATGAGCGGCAAAGTTTACTGGATGGGGCAAAGCCAGTTTTATGAATTGGCTGGATCCGGTTCAACCCCTATACCTTGCCCTATTTGGGATGTGATCTTCCAAGACCTTGATACAACAAACTTGGATAAAATCAGGATTGCCGTAAACAGCCGATTTGGTGAGGTTTCTTGGTTCTACCCAACAAAAGGCAACGGCGGAGAAATCAACGCCTACGTCAAATACAATACGATTTTGAACCAATGGGACTACGGAAACTTAGCAAGAACAGCTTGGATCAATGAATCTGTCCTTGGTCCTCCAATTGGCGCCGGAACAGACCAATACATTTACCAGCATGAAACATCACAAAATATAGCTGTTAACGGCGTTAATAACTTGCCGATGTCATCCAGCTTCCAGACTGGCTATTTTGTGATTTCTGAAGCTGATCTGAAAATGTTCATAGATCAGGTTTGGCCTGACATGAAATGGGGTTATTTTGGCGGGACGCAGAATGCTCAAGTGCAAATGACGTTTTATGTCACAGACTATGCTGGGCAAACGCCGACTGCGTATGGTCCATATAATTTGACGGAATCAACTCAGTTCATTTCGCCTCGTTTTAGAGGTCGCTTAGTGTCTATCAAGATAAGCAGCGATGATGTCAATAGCTTCTGGCGCATAGGCAATATGCGTTACAGGCTACAACCAGATGGGAAATTCTAATGGCCGCGTCATTAGACGATATTCTCACGACCCAAAAAAATGGTGTTGTTGCCATTAACGGGCTTAATCAAACGCTCAGGGTGATTGAGGCAGATCTTCCGTGTATTTGTACGAATTTGGCTGCTATTTTGGCGCAGATCACAAACTTGGCAAAATCAAGTTTTCCTGCAACAACAAGTCCAACAATTGCAGCATCGACTACACAACTTGTTATCGCTGGATCGGGTAGAATTTTTGCTGTTTCAATCCCAATTCATGCTGGTTCTTCCCAAGTCTATATTTATGACTCTGCGACAACTGGCGGAATATCTGCAAGTAATCTTATTTTTGCTTCGTTGCCATCAAATGCGTCATCTTTCACGCCATATCAAAATGTAAACCTCGCATATACAAATGGCATAGTCCTAAAAACCGATGCGGGGATAAATTTCTGCGTCGCCTATACAGCTAATTGAGGACACCATGCCACTGAAGCACGGATCATCTCAAAAGACCATCAGCTCCAACATCAGCGAGCTGGTTGGGTCTGGTCGCCCTCAAAAGCAGGCTATTGCGATTGCTTTGAGTACAGCCAGAAAGGCAAAAGCCGGTGGCGGCGCCTTGCAGGGTGAGTCGGTAAAAACCCACAAAGGCCCAATTCATAGTCCTGTTGCCGGCAGAACCGATCACCTTCCAATGCACGTTGAGTCCGGATCTTACGTCATTCCAGCTGATATTATTTCAGCTATGGGCGAAGGAAATACGATGGCAGGGTTCAAAGTTGCTAAAAGGATCTTTTCAATAAAGCCGATAGCAAGGGCTAATGGCGGAGAAACACCCGACAAGCCTATGCCGAAACTTCCTCCGGCAGACATCCCTGACCACCTCAAGCCTTATTTCGGGATTGAAGTGAAAACTGGCGCTCTCAAACTACCAAAAGCCGACATTCCTGATCATTTGAAGGTTTTGCTGGGGGTTACTCCTAATAAAGCGGCTGGCGGGAAGACCGGACATGTTCCTATCGTTGCCGCCGGCGGTGAGTACGTTATAACACCACAAGAAGTGACGAACATTGGACGCGGTAACATTGATACCGGCCATGCTATTTTGGATTCGTTCGTCAAAAAGATGCGTGCCAAGACTATTTCAACCCTAAAGAGCCTCCCTGGCCCTAAGAAGGACTGAATATGCAAGAGACATTGGAAATCCGTATTGCTACGCCAGAAGATCTCCATACTGTTATGGAATTGGCTTTGTCGGCTTGTGACGAAAACGGATTCGTCAATCCAAACCCACAAAAGCTGCTTGCTGAAATTTGGCCAGCCCTCAATCGGGATCACGGCCTTGTCGGCTTGATCAGTACTCCTGGTGGCAAAGCCGAAGGTGCGATCTTACTTCGCATTGGGGCTATGTGGTATTCTGACGATCAGGTTTTGGAAGAAAAGGCGATCTTTATTCATCAGGAATTTAGGTCTGCAAAAGGCGGTCGAGCC